CCAGGCTTGTATGCAGATGTTTTCCAACCGGAATGGGACGAGGTTGCCGGTATCATGGATGCGCGGGAAATGCGTTTGTCCCGTATGGCCGACACTAACGACTACTTTGCGGAACCAATCTTGAAAACGTATGGCGATTCCGATTTACCTTCTAAGGAAACAACCGGGAAAGATCTTAATTTCCCCATTAAGGTCGATGAAGTATCTGGCAAGGAATATCATGGCGATGCCGATTATTTGACATGGACTGGCTCCCAGCCATCTGTAGATAAAGAATTGGAAGAAACGAAAAACGAACAATTTGCTGGTACATCTACGCCGGATCTTTCTTTTGATAACTTGAAAGGCATTGGCAACCTGTCCGGTGTCGCTCGTAAATTCATGCTGATGGATGCAACTATCAAGGCGAGTGAGAACATGGAAACGTTCGGTCCGGTGGTTCAGCGTTGCGTGTCGGTCGTGTTGGCTGGGATATGCAATATTACCAACATCAAGTACCGTCCTCAATTGGTGAACAACCTGATCGATGTGGAATTTGGTTCCATTTTGCCGGAAGATTTGGCTGAAACCCTGCAAACCTTATCTATTGCCAATGGAGGCAAACCGATTAACGCTCAGCGCACGGTTACGGCTCATTCTCCGCTAACAGAAGACTTGGACGAAGAAATGAAGTTGATGGAGGAAGAGGAGGATGCGGCTGCGCAACGTAATAACATGGTTGGTCTGACAATGGGATATGGAGAATGAAAGAACTATCATTTCACGAACAACAATTCCTGCAACGTCTGTTCCTGCAACAAGGCAGCATAAAGTATTCGTTTGACGAGTTTGTCCGCAGGGTAGGACCTCTTCTTGCTAAATGGTCGGATCATGGCGGCGACCGTGTATGGATAGGTAATGCTACTATTGAAAAGCAAATAGAACGTCTGTTGGATGATTTACACACGCAGCTCGTAAGCAATATATCCAATACGGCTACTGATGTATGGAATTTAGGCAATAAGAAAGCGGATGAACTGGTAACGGGCTATATTAAGGATATGGCTATATCCAGTACGCTAAGGGAAAAATTGTTTTCCCGGAATGCCGATGCGCTGAATACTTTATTGAAACGTAAAGATGAATTTGGTAAAACCATATCCTCCCGTGTTTGGGATATAACGGACGGGGCTATGGATAATTTGGAATATTATCTTTCTTCGGGTTTGTCCTCCGGCCGTCCGGCAGCGTTGATCAGCCAAGATATACGGCAATTGCTAAACGAACCCAACCGTCGTTTCCGCCGTGTAAGGGACGCGAGTGGGAAGCTGGTTTTATCTCAACCAATGAAAGACTATCATCCGGGGCAGGGTGTTTACCGTTCGTCTTACAAAAACGCTCTACGTTTAGCTGCAACGGAGACCAATAAGGCTTTTCGAACTGCCGATTACGAACGTTGGCAGAAAATGGACTTCGTGACTGGTTATGAGGTGGAACGTTCACCATCGAATCACGGTCCGTGTCCTGTATGTGATGCAAAGGCTGGCCAATACTCGAAGGATTTTAAGTTTACGGGCTGGCATCCGTTCTGCATCTGTATAGCTACGCCGGTCATGATGGATCATGAGGAGTTTGCGGAATGGTTGCTGGGGGATGGAAAGATTGAAAGAGATAGTATTTCAATCCAATATTCAAAAGATAGAACGAAAGAGCTGCAAAATTGGGCAAAGCAGTCTTTATTGAATGGCTCATTCTCTCATAAAGATTTTCCGGTACGAGTTAAAATGACAGGAAAGTCTATCAAAGAGTTCTTGAATCAGCCTCATAAGTTCAAGAAAGAGAAGAACGAATTGATAAAAAATATAGGAGCGATATTTGCCGGTTCGGATTACAAGGGGTATACTGAATACCATAAGGATAATCCTATGATTAAATATTCTCATGTTTTTGAAATTGAGTTGAACGGAGAGAAAAGTTGGATTATTGTTAGAGAAGATATAACCGGGAATGCCGTCCTTTATAGTATATCGGATAGTGATAAGGTCTTGACTGGCATAAAAAAGAAGTAGCCCGATAGACCATCACCGTAGAACTACAATCCACGGCTGAATCTATCAGACTACTTTATGTTTTTAGAAGAATGATTTTCAAATAGCCCCCTTGGAACTGCAATCCAAGGACTTGTTTGTAAACCACTTCTTTCTGCAAAAATATAAATTATCTCCTAATTGTCTAACGATTTCGGATTTTTAATTGTCAAAGTCGAGAATAAGCTGTTTCCCGTTGGCCTTCCATTGCTCAAATGAGTAGTCTACCGTCATGTTCATTTGCTTTGTAGCTTTGGCTAGTTTGTTCTTCGCTTCATGGAACTCCTTTTTGAGGATTTGGATACGGGCCCAGTCTTCTGCTTGTCGTTTCTGCTTTTGATTGACGAAGCTGGCGTAAGAGGCGAAATGATCATACAATGTATCGTAACACTGCATTTTGTATTTAATGACGGAAGGTCTTACTTCTTCATCAACTCGATTAGTATCAATTGAAAATAACCATCCAAAAACGTATCGGATAGGAATGCAGTACATTTCACGTTCTTTCCCGTCTGCGGCAACCGAGGTCATGATGACCCCGGTTGAACTTAATATTTCATCACGATCAATTCTATTACGTTGAGCTTTGGCGTCTATGCCAAGAGCATCACAAATAGGTTTGATGGGAACTAGTTGATTAGGATCATTACTAGCCATGATAGCCACATTGTTTACTTTCGCAATCTCTTTTACGTTAAATGATAAATTTTTCATATTTCCGAAAAAAGCGAGGGCAAAGGGGATTCTGTAGTAAAGTGGCAGTTTACAGAATACACCCAATGCCCTCTAAATTTCCTATTGACGCAACTGCCACGTAACGTCTTTCTGAGATAATATATAAATCAGAAAAACTTTTTCTGGAAGCAGATGGCGATACCTTCTATACTTTCGCTTTTTGCGTCTGCAATTTCGAATTTAATTTCTCAGCTTCCTTTTGCATATTTTCGGAAGCATGTTTGATGTAGTATAGCATTCCTTCGGTTCTTCCGATTTCTCGGCCGGTATTGAATGCGGCTTGTAGTTCAGGAGTGGAGTACTTACCCATTTCGGAGGGTTTGGCCGTTGGTTGTTGGGTACTATTATTTCCCGACAAACAATTTTCTCTGAGTTTGGACATGATTGAATATTGTTTGTTGTAAGTGGACAAAAGAACGGTTTCGCCTGTCCCTTTGTCCTACACCTCAGATGGCAGTTATGGCCATTAAGCCATATCAAGGGGGTACGAAACCGTTATGTTATATGTTCATGTATGGGTACAAGAGTACCAATACAAAAATATGTTCAGCGGTTACCCGCCATCTGAGAATTTAGGACACCACAAAGATGAACACTTATTCTGAATCCTGCAAGAAAAAACTTTCCCTCCCTTATATTTTAAACAGAAAACTCTTATGACAATTTTAGATTTAATCAAGGCGGCATGTAAGACGAAAGGCGTGCCAGAGAAGTATGCGGAACGTATTCAGAAGACGTTCAAAATCGAAAAAGCTGAAGGAATGGAGGCTTTTGTGGACCTGTTCAAAGAAAATATCCTTCCAGCTATCCAGGAAGCGGAGAATGAAGCTAAGACTACGGCTGAAACGGCTGCGGTCGCTGCATACGAAGCAAAACATGGATTAAAAGACGGTAAACAGGTGGAAGATCCGGATAAGAATAAGAAAACGGAAGAAGATCTGTTGAAGGATCTTAGTCCGGAAGTAAAAGCTTATTTGGAAAGCATGAAAAAGAGTGTCGATGATATGGCTAAAAAGGTGGGTGATTCCATTACCAACTCGGCAAACGAAGCCAAAAAAGAAACAGTTCGGAAGCAGTTGAAGGATGCCGGTCTTCCGGATAGCTGGCTGGGACGTGTGGATTTGGCTTCTGAAACGTCTATCGAGGATCAGATCAAGACATTATCCGAAGAATATACCGGAATCCAGCAAAAGGCGATCGATGATGCTGTGGCTCGTGGCGATTACGCTCCCGGTTCCGTAAATCTTCAGGATCGTTCCGAAGCGGATTGGGCGAAGCTGATGGATCAGGACGTCGATAATAGTGCAAATAATCCCGGTGTGGTAAACCTGGGTATTGAATAATCCAAGTAAAGTGTAACGTTATGTACAGAAAAAGAGAAAGAGAATTCCAGTATCCTCCCGGAATTGAAAAGATTATTGAGGATGTGATCGGTGGCGGGACGATTGACCGCAGAGACTTGCAGAACGCTTTGTTCAATGGCAAGGCATTGGACGAACTGCCTCCGATTGTAATTGTAGTAAAAGATCCGGAAACAGGGCTGTATCATGTATTGAAGACGGCTACGGTTTCGGAAGCTGCTGCTGCCGATGCGACAGCGTATAAGGTGGCCAAGAACCATCTGTTAGGTGTGGGTGACTTCGTGACGGTTGGTGGAGCGTTGACAGGCGCATCCGATAAGATCACAGCTATCGATAAGAGTAATGCGGATTTCGATACGATTACGTTGGCAGCAACGATCGGGGCTGCAACAAAAGGTCAAGTATTGGTTCAGGCTAAAGACAAGCAGGCTGCGAAAGCCGCCAAGTTACCTTATGATGGCGAATTGGTCGTCACGATGAATAAAGTCGACTTGACTGTAGCTAACCAGCAGTCCGGGTTATTGGTAAGAGGTACGGTAAACGAATCCTGTATGCCGTTCCCGGTAGATAAGGACTTAAAGGCATTAATGTCGTTTATCCGTTTTGTGTAATCCATTAAAATCTGATATATGGAAAGAAGTTTAATTAAACAGGTGAATAAAAAGAACATGGCGGCTCGTTTGAATACCCGCCATGTGAAACCAGTCGTTTTCCCGAACTTCTTCGGGGTGAAAAGAAAGACTTCGTTGAAGTGGGAGACACTGACCGGCGAGAAGGGTGCTCCGGTAATGGCAGATGTGATCTCTTTTGACGCTTCCGCTCCGCAGAAGACGCGCGAGGTAATCAGCAAGTTGTCCGGTGATATTCCAAAGACAGCCGTTAAGCGTGGTATGAACGAAAGTGATTACAACGAGTACAAACAGTTGGAACGTGACGCACAGGGTGACGCAGACCAATTGGCATTGCTGAACCTGGCTTTCAAGGATCAGGATTTCGTGTATAACTCCGTCCGTGCCCGTTTCGAATGGTGGTGTATGCAGCTCATGAGCCGTGCGGGTTTCCATTTGTCGGCAAAGAATAATGGCGGTGTCGTTACGGCTGAGTTTGTTGGTTGCGGTATGCCGAAGAAGAACCAGCGTAAATCTTCTGTAGATTGGAGCAACGCTTCAACGGCTAACGGCTTGCAGGATATCGAAGATACGGTTGTTGCTGCTTCTGCCGAGGGAGTAACGATTCGCTATGTAGTGATGCACGTGGCTGACTTCTCTTTGTTGAAGAAGCAGAAATCAACATTCGACACATTGAAGGCATGGGTTAATTCGTCTTCAAAAATATTGGTGACGAAAAATCTTATCAACGAGTATCTGGCCGAACAGGAAATCCCGGTGAAGATCATTACTGTGAATCCGTCTGTCCGTATCGAGGACAAGGCTCATCGTCGTAAGACGATCAATCCGTGGGAGCGTAAACGTGTATGTTTCTTGGAGGATTTGAAGGTTGGTGATATCCAACACGGACCGATTGCAGCCGAATCTTCCGCTACCTTGCAGAAGATTGCCCTCATGGTAAAACAGGATTGGGTATTGGTAACCAAATGGTCAGAACTGGAACCGTTCAAGGAATGGACGAAGGCAGAAGCAAATGCTATTCCTGTCGTAAATGATCCGGATGCCATGTTCATTATGAAGGTGGACGGCAAGGATTGGAACGCATCTGAAGATACTGAAGGTACGGATGATATCCCGGCAACATTCTTAGGTGAAACTGTTGAACCGGAAGATCAAACGATTCAGGATACTGAAAACGGAGAATAACAATCATGGCTAAGACGATTCGAGATACAATACTAGCTTATCCCGGTCTCGCGGATTGTGAAGATTTTTTGGATAACGTCGTTTTGCCGGGACGCGGTTTTGAAGGTACAGAAGATAGTAAGACGATCGATATTCAAAAACAAAAGCTGGTGGCTGCCGACCTGTATTCAATGGTCGGTGGTCTACCGGACTTCACAGAAAACAAACTCTCTATCACTTATCCTCGTTCCTGGTATGACGCTACGGCAAAACGGCTGTATAGGGAAGGTGGAGAACCGGAGAAAGCATAACTGATCGGGAATAAGATTGAAGTTCCAAAAGGAAGGGCGCAAAACAGATGGTAAGACGGTATTCACATAAAGCGATAGTAACAATCCAATCCGGACAATTGGTAAAAGGGGAATGGGTTGCCGGAGAACCGACGGAAATAGAGGTTACAGGGCAATACTTTCCATCCAATAGCGGACAGCAATTGAAGCGGAATGTCGATGGGAAGGAATTTATCGTACACGGTGAGTTCTCGACAAAGGCCCGTCCTGTGGAAAATGCGAAGCATATCCGGATTGATAGTATCGCTCTCGATGTGGATATTATCTGTTGGGAGCCGTTTCAGACTCACTCTGTAATTTATGTATAGCGATGGCAAGGAAAGGTGGTTTGACTCCGATGTGGAGCGATAGAGAAGTAGAACGTTGGTTTGATTATTTTGTGGACCGGGCGGAAGAGCGGATATACAAATTATTGCAACGTGCCGGGGAAGAGTTCGTGAAGATTGCCCGAAAGAAAGGAAACTATCAGGATCATACTGGTAACCTCCGTAGCTCTATCGGTTATGTGATCGTCAAGGATGGCGATATATTGACTGAGAATTACAAACAATCCACATCGGGAACAGATAAACAGACAGGTATACGTGAAGCGAAACGGTTGGTTTCCGAGCTGATACCTCTTTATAAGAGAGGTTGGGTATTGATTGGGGTAGCCGCCATGCCATACGCTGTTTATGTGGAAGCAATCGACAACCTGGATGTTATCTCTGTTGCTTCCGACCATACCGAAGAATGGATTAAGAAACAGAGTCGGATATTATTCAACAAACTAGCGGAGAAAGGATATTGATATGGCTGATCAGTTTGATATAGTAGATATCGTGTATGATGCAGTTGAACCGGTCAGTACCGGCTTTATCTTGTACAAAGATTGCTCTGGTGATGGTGAGACAAAGAATCACATCACAATCCGAATGCTTACACTAAATGAAACAGATGTTGTGAATAAAGGTTCGGTCAATATCAATGTATTTGTGAAAAAGCAGAAGAACGGTATGCCTGACCGTCAGTTAATGAAAGGAGTGACACGAAAAGTTAAGTCTGCACTACGAAATATCACACCTCCTTTCGGCATGTATTGGAAATCTCGGATCGTATGGTCCGAACCTCTTGGCGAAGCAAAAGAAGGCTTCGATTGTACGAATATAAGATTTGAAGTAATAACAGAAATAGATTAAGAATATGGCTAATGAAAGAAGTTTGGCGGTAGGCGTATCCTTCTTAGGATATGGTGACCCCGGTGATGGTGTTCCGGCCTCTATTTATACACAGTGTCCGATCGTTCATGAAGGCTCAGTTGCTTTTAATTTCAATGAAGCGACCTCTGTCGATTTCCGTGCGGAAGGGATGAAAGATCCCTGGGAGTCATTCGATAAAGCTGGCGACCCGGATAGTTTTGAATTTGCTATCCCGTCGCCGACAGCTCAGGAGATGCTCGCGTTTTGTGGTGGTTCTGTAAGTGGTGGTAAGTGGAATGCTCCGATTGATATTCCAAATATCCGCAAATCGTTCAAGATACAGACAACACCGTACAAAGGTAAGTATACGGAATATACATTTGCCATTTGTAAAGTCAGTGCCCGCTTGAGTCAGGCTCCGTCTTCAGAACAAACAGACCTTTTGCTAGTTAAATGTACCCGTTTGGCAGCAATTACCTCTGCAGGGCAGCAACGATCTTCGTTCGGTCGGGCGGTGATGAATGTAACCCTTACTCCGGTAACGGCAGTTGTAATCACCGGTACACCCAAAGTTGGTGAAACGCTTATGGCCACCTTGACACCAGCGGAAGCGACTGGTGATTTCCAATGGCAACGTAAAGTGGATGGCCAGGGAGAAGCCCAAGATATTGAGGGGGCTATTGGTGACAGTTATATGATCCAGCCGGAAAATGAAGGCGATAAAATCCTTGTCAAGTTTACGGCAAACGGTTTGTATTCCGGAGAGAAGACAAGCGCAGAAACAGAAGCCGTACAAGCAGCAGAATAATTAAGGACTGTTGTTTAGGTTATCGAAAGCCTCGGAACTATCCGGGGCTTTTATATTTTAATCGAAAATATGAGTGTAAAACAAGTACTCCAGTTAGAAAGTGAATCCGTTTCTTGTCAGCCGGTAACCATTCCGTTTGAATTTACCCGGCTTGAATCATTACCGGAAGGAAAGACGGTAGGGGATAGTATCGCCATAACTCCGATCACTGTCCGCACCTGGTTTAGAATAAAGCCTCTTTTGCTTTATATCGATAAAGAGGATAGAGATGTTTTGATTGCTGATAAGAATAAAGGATTTTCCAATCAAGTCGCCGAACTGATAGCCAAATATGACGAACTTATTTTTGAAATCGTATGCCTTGGCATTCATAATAAGAAAGGTGATATGCCGGCCTGGTTCCGGGAAGTTCTGAAAGACAACTGTACATGGGAGGATATCTATATCCTTCTGAATGCCGTCTTGTACCGGATAGGCTGTAACCCTTTTTCTCGTACTATCATAGCGCTGGAAGCTGTGAGCCCGTTAAGCGAAGTGGAGATAATAGCCCTTCAGAAAAACAGCGAGACATGGAAGAAGAAGGCCCTCAAAGCAGCTTCATGTTCTTAGTGACCTGCAACGAGGCTTTCGGCTATTCTCATGAACAAATATTGGATAGCAGCTTTGTTTTGTTGGTCGGCATGCTTCGTGAACGTGGTTATTTGATGAATCGAAGGGTCAAAGATTTTCATTCGGAAGATACGTCAATTAAAGAGGAAGATGGAGAATGGGTTGAAATGGTTGACTTCGATACAGGCCATGTGAAACGGATAAAGAAAGTTTTATCTGCATAACTATATATTATATTGAAAGTAGAGAAAAGGTTTTGTCATAGTGATAAATTTTGATTTGTTTGGTAGTAAGAAAGCCCTGCGGACTGTGAAGTTAGCAGGGCTTTGTTCGTTAAAAAGATATCGGGTAACGTTCCGGATGAATTATGCTGTCAATCTCAAGATCCACATCGATTGCATCCCAACGCAACGATTCTTCATCCGGCATGGTTACATCCAATACATCCGAGACTTTTGCATTTCTAAACCAAGGATATCTGTCATACGATAGATAATATTCCTTTCCTCCTACGAAAAGGAGGATACCGCGTGCATTAATCATTGTTACTTCCGCGGTGGTTGTTCCATTTTTCTCTAATAATACGCTCATGTTTTTGTACCTCCTTTAGTATGTTTGAAATTTCAGTTGAAGAAAAACCTTTATTCTCAGCCAAAGAAATAGAAGGTTCTATCCAAATTTTAGCCTTTTTTTCTGCCTGTCTGATATGTATATGCATTCTGTTTTCTTCTAAAGAGAAGAAAAAGAAACGCATTCCATTTTTATAAAAAACCGTTGGACTCATACAGCAAATATACAAAAGATTCCTGAATACAAATGCTTTTAGTTTATATTTTACCATAAACGCATTATGGGAATTAGAAATAGGGAGGGAGCGCTATATGTTGCGACAGGATTTGATAACTCTGGCTTTTACGAGGGGAAACGCGAGGCTATGGGAATTATCAAGACTCTGGCAAGTGAGATTACCTCTTTTGATATATTCAGTGGTATCGGTATCAGTGCGGCAACTGCTTTTGCACAAGCTGCAAAAAGCTCATACGACTTTGAAAAAGAGTTCCGGAAGAACATGCTGGAAGTGGCAACCATTTCCACACAGGTGACGGATGATATGACCGGTTTTATGAATCAGGTTATGTCCATAACCCAAGAGATACCGATTAAGGCTCCGGAGGCCGCCAAAGCACTCTATAGTATTGTTTCTGCCGGTCATGATGGGGCAGATGGTATGAAGATTCTAGAAGTTTCGGCTAAAGCAGCCGTGGGAGGGCTTACAGAAACCGAGACGGCAGCCGATGCTGTTACAACGATCCTGAATGCTTATAAGATGTCAGCAGAGGAGGCTGGTACAGTCTCGGATCAGCTTTTTACAACTGTCCGATTGGGTAAGACTACATTTGGCGAATTAGGAGCCTCCATAGCCCAGGTTGCGCCTATTGCGGCCGCATACGGGATCAGTATTGATCAAGTGTTGGGCGCAGTCGCTTCATTGACCAAACAAGGAACGCCGACAGCGCAGGCAATGACTCAAATCCGGGCTGCTATCCAGGGTACTGCCGGAGAACTTGGAGATGCTGCTTTCCAAGGACGTACTTTCCAAGAAGCATTGCAGTTGATTAACGAGAAGGCTGGCGGTTCCGCTTCTAAGATGAAGGAAATGCTCGGTACGGATGAAGGATTGGCTGCAACATTGGCTTTGACCGGAAAGAATGCAAGGTCGGCAGCGAGTGATCTCGGAGAGTTACAGAACTCTTTAGGAGCTACGGAAGCTGCGTTTGAGAAGATGAAAGATGCTGCAGACAATCAGCTTACATTGTTGGCTAATAATGTACAGGTCTATTTGCGTCCTTTGGGAGAGAAGATTCTGAAAGAAGTCTCCGATATTGCCAAGGCTTTTAATGAAGCATTTGAGAATAACGATATAGAAGGTACAATATCAAACCTTGAATCGTTGGTAAAGAATGCAGCTGGAGCTTTTCTTTCATATAAAACAGCTATTTTATTGGTTCAGGTAGCTCAACATTCGTATGTAAAATCATCTGCTCTAAGCCGATTAGCGACAATTCAACATACGACAGCTACAGCATTGCTTACCGGTGCTTTAAGAAAACAGGCTGTTGCTATGTTGGCGGCAGGAAAGGCAGCTCTTACAAACCCGTATGTATTAGTTGTGGCAAGTGTTACCGCATTGGGATATGCAATATTCAAACTTGCGACACAGGCTACAGCTTCGGAAAAGGCATTGGCTGCTCATAATAAGAGAGTCGCAGAAATGAGAGAATGGTCTGACGGAATGAGAAGTCAGACGGAAGAAATGTTGGGTGTGTTGCAAGATGAAAATAAGTCCACTTTGCAAAAGGTTGAAGCTTATAAAAAGTTACAAGAGCTTTATCCGAATGAATTGAAGAATCTTTCTCTACAGAAATTCCTTTTAATGGATATGGTTGAAGTCAACAAGATGTTGTCCAAGTCGATAGATGATCGTATGATGGCACAACAACGTGCAACTGTGAATTCCATTGAAGAAGAGATTGAGAAAAATAATAAACAAATTGCAGAACTTGAGAAGTTGCAAATTGGTGCAACATCATTTGCTTCTGCACTTATGATAGATAAATTGCGAAAACGGAATGAGCAGCTAAAGATAGAACATGAGAAAGCAGTAGAGATTGTTGTACAAGGATTAAAAGATCGTACAAAAGCAGAGGCTTTGGTAAATAGCCAATCAAAACAAGAAGAGACGAAATTTGCAAAACCTGTAGATCAGAAAGAACTTGAGAAACAGAAAAAACTTCAAAAGGAACTTTTATCCCTTCGTCGTCAAAACCAGCAATCCGAAATTGACCTGATGAAAGAAGGTTTCGACAAGAAGATCGCCCAGTTGAATCTTGACTATGACAGAGAGTTGGATACTATCCGTGCAAGAGAAAAAGAATGGAGAGAGGCACAAGGCGGAAAGTTGACTAAAGAGCAGACGATTGAGATCCGAATGGCAAAAGTCAATGCTGGGGCCAAATTAGGAAATGCGACATCTGATGTTATCCATGAGCAGATTGAAGCAGAAGAACGCGCCATGAACGAATACTTGAAAGAATATGGTTCATATTTGGAAAAGCGTCAGGCTATCACGGAGCTTTATAATGAGAAGATAGCAAAGGCCACAACGGAAGGTGAACGGCTTTCCCTTGCAGAAGGTATGAAGAAAGATCTGGCGGACGTGGATAATGAAGCCCAAAAGAGTACCTCCATTATCACCCGGCTGTTTGATGATATGAGTAAAAAGAATATCACCTCTATTCGTGCCATTGCGGATGAAGCGGAAAAATTCTTGTCTTTTCTTGAAAGAGGGGAATATTCATCTGATAATTCATTTGGTATTACCGAAGAACAGTTTGATGTGCTTCGTAAGTCTCCGGATCAGTTGAAGGCCATCAAGGATGAAATAGCCAACGTTCGTCGTGAAGCCGACCAAATGGAAACCTCTTTTAATAAAGTTTCAAATGGCCTGAAAAAAGTATTTGCCTCTGAAAATGATGCCAGGAAGTTAAAAGAAGGTTTGGCAGAAATAGAAGAGGGTATGAATGAAATCATGCAGGCCGGACAGTTCCTCTCTGACACGTTTTCGAAGCTCGGAGATTCGTTCGGTGGTGTATTCAGTGGGATAGCTGAAGGCTTCAGTGTGGCAATGGATACTGTAAGTTCTGCCATGAACGGTGCGAAAGCCGGTGCTATGTTCGGTCCGATCGGTGCGTCTGCCGGTGCCGCTATCGGTGTGGTTACATCTTTGGCCGGTGCCATCGCCAGGATCCATGACAAGAAGAACGAGAAACGTATCCAGCGGTTACAGGATCAGATCGCCGCATTGGATAAATCATACGAAAAACTGGATAAATCCATTCAGAAGGCTTATTCGAATGATGCTTCCCAATTGATCGATCAGCAGAACACACTTTTGGAACAACAGAAAGTTTTAATCCAGCAACAAATCCGTGAAGAACAGGATAAAAAGAAAACCGATAAGGATAGGATAAAGGAATGGCAAAACCAGATTGACGAGATTAATGAAGCCATAGCAGAAAACAAGGAGAAGGCTAAAGATGCCATCTTCGGGGAAGACTTGAAATCCGCCATTGACAATTTCGCAAGCGCACAAGCCGAGGCGTGGGCTGCCGGTGAGGACCGAGCAGAATCGGCGAAAGAGGCTGTTAAGAAGATGATGCGGCAGATGGTCACTGAATCCATCAAGGCAGCAACGGAATCTTCCGGTGCGATGGAGAAGATCCGTGACAAGCTGAAAGAGTTCTATGCCGACAATGTCCTTTCCGGCTGGGAACAGGATTATATCTATAATATGGCGGAAGAACTGCAAAAAGAGATTGACAGGCAGTTCGGTTGGGCTGATAGCCTGATGAAAGATAAGGTGGAAGAGCCGGAGAAAGAAGAAGATATATCCGAAAATACCCTGAAAGGCGCGTATGCCAAAGCCTCTCAAGAAAGCATAAACTTGTTGGCCGGTCAGACCGGGGCCGTCCGTGTCCTGTTGGAAGACATCCGCGGCAGTATGCAACCGATCCGGGAACAAATGAAGCTGATCTATGATATGCAATCCAGAGGTTGGGAAGATGTGAAGGCCATCCGCGAACTATCAGATAAAGTGGAAAAGAATACCGATCGGATCGCCGAGAATACGAGAGAGATCAAAGAGGTTGCCGGTAAGATATCGGAAAACACTAGAGGCACGGTTGATGCCTTGGAAGGTACTATTAACGTAAAAGTAAAAATGTAGCATTATGGATAAAGAGTTTTTTGAGATAGCAAACCGGTTAGGTGCCTGCCGGTTGTTGCATGGCACGGAAAACAAAGAAGAGCTTATGCGCCTTCTGCTGACACCGCAGGGTACGGAGTTCTGCACGAAGAATAATTTCCCGTCTATGGAACAATTACGAGAGTTCCGGGGCAAGAAGGCCGAAAGCATGGGAATCTATATCGAGACGGACGTGAAACTGACGAATCCGGTGAAGGTATTCTTGGCCGGTTCCAAGGCAATCCTTCATTTTGATACGATCGGCCGCTACAACGTGATCCTGATGCACGGGGCGGAAGCCGAGATCCATGCGAGTAACTATGCCGTGGTGTTCGTAAAGAACGCTGGCGGTAAGGTAATAACTCATAAAGACCATACAACACGTGTATTATGACAATAGACGGAAAAGACGTATATACTGAATGGGGATGTAAATTATTGGAAGGTTCTTTTGATGATCTTCTGAAATACCCCAAACGTAAGGCAGTCAAATATAACAACTGGGCGGAAGCCGACGGAATCGATCCCGATCTGTCGGTTGTGGAGTTCGAACCTAAGACCGTCAAGTTGAAATTCCTCATGAAGGCAGAAACGCTTGAGCAGTTCTGGTCTGGGTATAGAAAGTTTGTTGCTGATCTGTCCGCACCGGGCTATCGGGAATTCAATCTTATTGCCGGTATGACCAACCGCTTACGCTTCAATGTCGGCTCTTCTCACGAACAGCCTGTGCCATTTAATGCAGGGGAGAACGTATCTGTGTTTGAACTTTCTTTTGTCGAGGACAATCATGCCATTTATCCGGCAACTCCGGCCGGCGGTATCGGGCTTCGCGGGCAGTATGCGATTAATGGGATAGACTTTGCAGACTTCGGTATAGGATCGGACGATAACCAGGAGGACATCTTGAAATATCCTGCGGTTAAGGCGCCGTTCACCGATGGCCGTACGGTAGACCTTTCGACAATCAAAACCCTGCATCGGGAAATAAAACTGTCCCTTTGGATGTTGGCCGGCAGTGTGGAAGAGTTTCTGAATAACTATCGGGCATTCTTTAGCCAGATATCCGGTGTAGGAAATCAGGAATTATATATTAAGACGTTGGATGGTATCATTCAGGTGTACTATACGGATTGCCCGTCCTTTTCTGTGGAAGTCTGGCAGGAGAACCGGATAGGGGCAAGATTCACTATTTCTGTTGTTGCTCCCGTAGTGAGTTGGATAGATGCCGGCGGTGATGTTCGTTACCGTGTGCTGAAAGATCCGGATTTGGGGTTATTGGCAGATGAGCAAGGTAGAATAATAGTTTTCAATTAATATGGCAGAAGAATTTGAAATAATCAGGGCTAATTTGCTTCCGGCAGCTGGAACAATAACCGATAATGATATGATCCTGATCATTCAGGGTGGGAGACCTAAGCGTGCTTTGCCCTCTGCAATGAAAGGTAAACAGGGCGATCCCGGCCTTAGTGCGTTTTTAGGGATAAACGATAAATACATCCTTTGGAAACAAGGAGCTAATGGTGCTTGGCAGAATCTGTTGGAAATTGAGAAAATTCGTGGGCCGAAAGGAGAGAAGCCGGTTTTTCGAAAGTTGAACGGTACACTTCAAATGAAATACGAAGGTGAGCCGGATAGTGCATACGTGGATATTTTCGACCGTGAAGAATTGAAAATGAAGTTTTCCGATCTGACACCAGCAGAAGTGGATCAATTGAAACTGCATTTTTCTGATCTGACAGAGACTGATAAGGCCGAACTTATGAAGCCGGCAACGGATGCGGCAAAAGAGGTTCGTGAACAGATGTCCCAAATTAAGGAGGAAGCTAATACTGCTATATCGAATGTAAACACCGCAAAAGTGAGCGCAGAGGCGGCAACCAAGGCTGCAAATGATGCCGCAGCTTTAGCAAATGCCGCAGCTGGTCAAGCAACTCAATCTGCCGGAGATGCTGATGCAGCGACCAAATTGGCTGTTGCTGCCGCTGCATTGGCGGAGGAAAAAGCCGGTATAGCCAATACCGCAGCCGAGAATGCCGATACCGCAGCAGCTTCAGCCAATATGGCAAAGGAAGAAGCAGATAAAGCAACTGTTGAAGCCAATATAGCCGCAGGAAAGGCCAATGATGCCGCAGGAAAAGCTGACACGGCAACATTAAATGCCAATACCGCAACAGATAAAGCGAATGAAGCAGCATCCTCGGCTACAACTGCCGCCGAAAATGCTAATGCGGCTGTAGAGCGTGCGGATGATACCATAGCTTCTGCCGAGACTGCTACAAAATCGGCGACGGATGCAGCTTTAGCCGCAAACACGGCAAAAGAAAATGCAGACAAGGCGGCAAATACAGCCAAAGCTGCCGCTACTCTGGCCAATGAAAAGGCAGGACTGGCGGATACGGCAGCTTTGGCTGCTAATACGGCAAAGGAAGATGCCATAGTCGCAACCGGCAAGGCCAACACAGCCGCCGACCGCGCCAATCGTGCAGCCGAAGCCGCCGAAGGAGTCATCAGTGGACTGCAACCCGACTGGAACGTTATCGATCCTGTCAATAAGAACTACATCAAGAACAAACCGGAGATCCCGACGTTAGAGGCTATCCCGGACGAAAATACATTGAGCTATGTCAATACCGACGGTACAACCATCAATTTTCGTATCGGCGATGAAGTACGTGTAGCGGAAGAAGGAGAATATGTGTTCTACCGGCTTTATGATCTTGCCGGGGGAAAAGCTTCGTGGAAGGAATCCGGCAGCGGTACAGCCTTGCCCGGTAATGTTTATCTGACAGGAGCCAATTATTACAATGAATCAGTACGAACGATAAAACAAGGATATTTGAGCAATGAGTAAGAAAGGTGCATTTATTTATCAACAGATCGAACAGACGACCGCCGAATGGGCCGATAACGTAACCGTCTATCCTGCATCAGTCTGGTTATTTGAACGTTTGGAAAACGGTAAATTCAACATGAAGCTGGCTGATGGCGTTCATACGTTTGCCCAGCTGCCGGCCGTCATGCAGGAGGTGAAGGTCACGGTTAAAACGAATGATGCCACGACCTATATCCTGACGATCACGACGGCTGAAGGTAAGTTCGACACCCCGAACCTTCGGGGAAACGATGCCCCGGTTCCTTCGATCGATCCGGAAACCAAGCATTGGAAAATAGGCGAAGAAGATACGGGGGTGGTAGCCGAAGGACAGGACGGGGAAAGCTACGACGACACGGAAATCAGGAACGCGCTGACAGCCTTGCAGCAGCA